TGTGAGATTGACAGCTTGCCGCATATTGAGGCGTTGGTTGAGGTGATGGGCAAGTTAAATTGCCATGTGCTGCTTGATATTGGCAACCTTGATAACTGGGAGGCGGCGGTTGCCCTAACCGAATCGATCAGCATTAACGATCACCGTTTTTGGGTGTTTTGGAATCCCAACAAATCCCGCCCTAGTAATGCGACCACCGTATTAGCACGTAAAAAATGGCGGCCTTGCATTGGGGATTACTTAGCGCAACTGTTAATCCGTAACGCTAATACCAATGCAGCGGGTATCCCGCCTATCCATAAGCCGGTTGCCGGTTACGACTTCCCTGTGTCCTTTCGTGATATGGAGAAATTTGGCGGCCTAACGCTGGATGAGGAAGCCCAAAACGCCCTTGCCAGCGCTGGCGTGAACGTGGTGATTAACGAGGTTTATGCCGGCGGTGACCGCTGGGTTTATGGCGATGTTTTGACTCAGTATGACAGCGAAACCAGTGCCTTACGCTTAATCAACGCCTCAGAGATCACAACTTACACTGAGAATGTGGTGGTCTCAATCGTTAAAAAGCATCTGCTAAAAGACATGAGCAGCTTTATTAAAGATGCTCAAGATGAGTGCGTGCGCTTTCTTGATAAATGCGGCGTTAATGGGTTGCTGACTCGCTCAAGCGAGCTTGGCGGGCTGTTCTACGCACTGAAAATTAGCCGCCGTGATGATGACCCGTTTACCAAGGCTGACGTGAAGTTTAGCCGCCGTCCGCAAGGTTGTGCCCGTCAAGTATTCCTTGAGACCACTATTACCAAATAAGCCCACGCTAGGCGCTATCAGGTATTGGTAGCACCTAGCTCACACTGATTTTATTAACCCGTTTGATTGACCCCATTAAAAAGGATGTATTATGTTGAACAACCGTATGATCCAGCGCCGCGTTGACCGTAACTATGATCGCGATCAGGTGCAACTTGATGCGCTAACCGCCAAACAAGCCGCCGATAAGGTAGAAGTTGACCCTATTGACGAGCGCATGGCAATCACTGCCACCAGTCAGATGCGCCTAGCTGCAATGCAAGTCGCGTTTATGTTGGCCGCTATGCTGTCTGAGACCGATAATGACGATGAGGAGATGCTACCCAGTGAAGTGCTGGACGCGCTCATGTTAGAAGCCTTCAGCGAAGACGAAGACGATGATGAAGACGGCGACGAGATTGATGAGACTGTAAAAACGGTCTTCTCAGCCCACGTAGCAGACGCGTTATCAGCGCTAGGCGTTGAAAGTTCCGTGATTAGTGATCTGTTTGATGACGATGTTGAAGTAGCGGACGCCGCAGCGCTTGCCGCAGGCGAGACCGTATTAGAGAACATGCCTGATGACGGTGATGACTTTGATAGCTTTGTAGAAACGTTTGCTTATAGTGCTGACGATGACGAGTCGTTTGACGGCTTAGACGAAGATGATGACGAAGACGACGAAGACGAAGACGAAGGTCAGTTTGATGCGGCTAAGAAATTAACCGTTGGTAAAAAATCAACTAAGAAAATTGGCGGCGTTAGCCATCGCTACAAAGCGGTTAAGGCCATGCGTAACGGTAAAAAGGTGGTGATTAACAAGCGCATTGGTAATAAGAAAGTGAAGTTATCAGCCGGTCAAAAAGCCAGCCTTAAAAAAGCACAGAAAAAAGCACAAGCCCCGCGTGTGATTAAAAAGGCCATGCGCTCGCTTAAAAAAGGCATTAAGCAAAACGTCTATACCGGCAACCCTAAGAAATTAGCGGCACTTGCCGGCGCGAACAAATCTCGTAGCAAGCGCCCACCGCGCACGAAATAAACCCTCACTTGCCAGCCCAAAAAAGCCGTCTCACTATGAGGCGGCTTTTTTATGCCCATTCAAACCTAATAAACCATCACCCTTGCGTTGGAACAATGCCAGCAAGTGCCGATTTAATCCGCTTACAATAGATTCATTAGTCTTTTACTGTCTATAAAAACAGGTGACCCATGAAACTATCCGACATTACGAAAAAAACCAAACTGGTAAGCGACTTTGTTAAACAGCTCGCTAAGGCCACCAAGCAAGCCATTCCTATTGTGACCGTTGAAAAAGCCAAGCGCGTATCAGGGGCAACCACAAAGCCGGTGCTGATGGCATTAGAGAACGGCCAAACCGTCAAGATTTATTTGCGGCTGGCAGATGATGACGACAAGCTAGACATATTCCGCATTGATGTGAACGGCAAGGCCATTCCGTTGTCAGGCGACTACGACAACAGTTATCGCCCCTCGTTTGATGCGTCCGTCAATGCGCTTGGCGGCATGTTGCGCCAAGGTCAAGGGGCGTTTGAGAAAAAACGTGCCAAGCAAAAGACCAAAAAGCCACGCGCTACGGGTGGTAAAGCGCCCATGAATAAATCCCAACAGCGCAACGCCTTACTTGCTGAGTCAGCCGAGCTTGATGTGGTGATTGCAAGCAGGGGCAAGCAGATTGTTGAGCTGACAGACCAGCTTGCCACCCTCACAAGCCAGCAATAAGGATCGTTATGCAAAGCAGTTATATTATTGACGCATTTTTAACCGGTACGGCATGGATGATGATTGCTTACTTATATTTTGGCAGTAGCGCTATGATCAAAGAGCTTGACGGCCTTATGAGCGCTGGCACGTTAGAGGTGGCAATCGCTGAGTCGTTCAAGCTTGGCGCGATGCTTGCGCTACCGTTTGGGGTATTGTTCGTTTTTCTGCTATGGCGTTTTTACGGCCTGATGATAGCGACGCAAACTTGGGGCGCTGGCGGGTTGGGGTTATTGATTGCCTTATTATTGATTGGCTTAACTTTAATTGCGTTGTATGCCATTTTGATATGCGTGCGCCGCAGCCGCTTTATCACTCTATCAAAGCAGATCAACCATGAGCGCGAACCCGCCCGTTAATTCAACACCAAACCGATAAGGAGCGTTTAGTGATTGACGCAAAAGACATTAAAGCCATGATTAATCATTGGCTAGCCACGCCGCCTAACGGTTATTTTGGTCAAAGTTATGGCGCTGACGTGCGTAACGTGCTTTTGCGTGAATTGACCACCGATAGCGCCGATAACTTGCTCAAACAGATACGCCGTGACATACCGCTACTGGGATCGCTTGAGGATAGCCAACTGAGCATTGAGACCGAAATGTCAGGATTTGATGGGCTATACGTTTATTTAATGGTGGGCAACATCGGCATCAAGCTGGGTGAGTCTAAAACAGAAACCGCAGATCAGGACTACTACGATGTTAGAGCGCAATAAGATACTCGAAAGCATAAACAGTAATATCAATGACTATCCGGAAGTGGCCGAAAAGTGGCGTGCCGGTGACCCCACGGTAAGAGCGATGATGACCTCAATCGTTGAATCCGTGGTTTTCTTAAAGCGCGACAATGATGTGAACGCCATTGAGCCGTTTATTAAATCCAAAAACCGTACCATCATAGCCGATGCCATTAACAAAGGCGTGCTACCCGTTGCAACCCCTTGCCAGCACCAGCTAACCGTTGAGAGCGGCGCGACCAGCACTTTAACCCTATCGCAAGGGCGATTGGTTGAAGACGGCACAGGGCGGCAATGGCGCTTAATGGCCGCTTTAACCTTGCTTGCCGGCGAGACCAAAACCGTATTGGTAGAACAAAGCATCATCAATCGTATTGAGATGACCGTGCCTATTAATGAGCCGTTTTATACGGTGGCCTTATCGACCACAGACGGCGCATTTTTCTCAGGCATTCATATCGTCAATACCACCACAGGGGAGACTTACCAACACACCCCTAAGTTTATGAACGCTGGCATCAACCAGCCAGCCTATACTTTACAAAGCGATAATTTAACAGACATTAACGTCATTTTTGGGGCAACCGACCGCGCTGGCAAGACCGTACAAACGGGCGAAGTTTATGAGATTGCTATTACTCAATGTTATGGTGAGGTTGACCCTAATAGCTTGAGGCAAGCCGCGCTTAGTGAGATTGTCGTGAGTGATGACAGCAAGTTAAACCTATACTTTAAAGTCGGGGATAGGGTGCGTGCCGGCGCAAACCCGCTATCTATCAATCAGCTTAGATTGCTGGCAAGCTTCCCCGCTATGTATGACCGTAACGCGGTATTCATGGGTAACTTTACCTTTTTAATCATGCAGCATTTTATGAACCGGTTTAATTACATGGCGATATGGAATGAGACCATGCAGGAACGCTACTACGGCGCGTCACTCGACAACATCAACCATCTTAACCTTGCGGTGGTGTCTAACACTGACAACGCAAGCGAGAAGGCGCAGCTGGTCACTGACATTCAGCAATTAGTAGCACGCGCTGACAGCTTGCTTGAGGGGCGGGTTAGAGTGACTGAGGTAGTCGAGCGCCCATATCAAATCATTATTGCTGGCAAGTTGTCCGCTGTGCATGATATGGACTCAGTACGCGTACAAATTAAAGAGTTGCTACTTGCCGGCTATGGTAAAGGCTCATTGGCCGCCATCCATCACAATGCCGATGGCTTTAACTTGCAAGAGATTGCGACCCGCTTGCGTACTAATGTATTGGCTTTTCAGGACAGGATCAGTGATTTTACCGTGAGCGGTGAAGATGTGGCGGCCGCGCCCGTCAAGCCTCACGAATGGGCGTTTTTAGACGAAGCCAGTATCACGATTAACTTAACCCGCACGGCTGACAGTGGTAACGCGATATGGACAATGTGACTTTAAGCGCCAATGACTTTGTATCGCCTGTATTGCACAGCCATGCCGCTAATGACTTAGAGCGGGCAATGGCCGGTATCTTTACCCGTATTGTGCAAGAGGGACAACTCGAGCAGCTGAACGACATTTATAGTTATGGTGTGCCGTGGCAAGGCAGTCCTACCGTGGTTGAGCGCTTTACCAAACTAAACGGCCTTGCGGTATTGCGCCGTGACGATGACGGCTTATCTGACAAGTTAATGAGCATTATTTATGCCAACTGGGAGTCGATGGCAAGTGAGCGCGGCGTGGTCTTTTTGCAGTTTGTGTTAGATATGCTGTACCCCACTCAGAACGAGATAGTACCGCTTTGGCACTCAAAGACACTAGCCAGCAGCTACCCGCGCCATGTCAGTGAGAAGCAAGGGCAAGGGCGGTTTTTAACCAGCCGAGTGCGTATTAAGATTGACGTGGCCGTTGATATTGCCGAGCTGTCAGAGCTGTCGCCCACCATATCGCGCCTTGTTCCATGGCATATTGTGCCGGAGGTGGCAGTAGGTTTTAGCACCAAAGACATAGGGCTGACAGCGGCGGCGGCCGGTCACTTGTATAACGTGGCTAACTTTTCACCTTATTAATAAAATCCATACCCATAAAGGCGCATTACGCGCCTTTTTTGTTGTCTTTAAACTGATTCGGTATCAGCCCCAAAAACTTTGTCGCGTTAGTCGCGGCATCGGGTGCCGCCTCAAACGCACAATTCATGCGGGACAATGGCATTAAAAAGGCTACCTTCTACCGCTACGCCAATGGCGAAACCTCGCTAAGCTGGCTTGAATGGCAAGTGCTTGCCGGCAAGTACGGTGCAAGCATTGAGATCACCGCTTAGATAGCTCAAAAGAAAAAACCCGCTCAAGTGCATGAGCGGGTTTTTTTATGCCTAATCCCTTATGGAACACCCCTAAAGCCCACCCCACAAAACTTGTCAAAATAGCCTTATCACTTAATACACCGATAAGGCCGCTCTATGAAGACTCAAACCCCTAGTATGCAAGCTTACCGAAAAAAGTATGAGACCGCTAAATCGTTAGGCGCGGCTATGCTGGCGTGTAATGCCGTCCTAGTCATCGAAGGTTACGAAGACCTACACATACTCATTCAAAACTTTCAACGCCCCATCACCAGCCACCATGACCCCGCAGAAGTTGATCTAGCGCAAGGCTTGCAAGCACACGTTGCCGGCGTGCGTAAGACCAACTTTGAATCACAGTGGACGTTTATCGAAACGGAAGCCGGAGTGATCTCAAAATTCGCTGAAGAATTGGTGACCATTCATGATGGCGTTATTCCGCTGGCTCGCGTTTATGACGGCTTTGTAGGCGACGGCGATACTATCCAAGGCTCGCGTGAATATGAGCTGATTGATTGCGCGATTACTTTTAGTGATGGCGGCGGCGAGATTGACTCAGCAAGTCGCAGTCAGATTTTACAAGTACAAGCCTCATGCCGTTACAACTACTTTGGGCAGAATGGCAAACTTGGCTCAACTGGTAGCAGTGATCTTTTTGCTGATGTGCTGAATAACGCGCTGAATAACTTTGGTAACTTAACGCCGCAAAGCAGCTCAGATGACGTAACCATTTTCGGCTAAAGGCGCACTTATGAGCACTACCGATACAGACGTAAATTATGCCGCCGGCACGTTAGAAGATGTGGCTGGCGAGCTATACGAGGAATTACTCACTACTGGCTCATCGGTATTGCTTAGCGATTTGGTTAAGATCTTGATCATTAATGCTAAAAAATATGCCGGTTGGTCGGGTGAGCTGCTAAACGTGCCAGCGGTCACTGCTACCGACACAAAGCCGCTACTGGTCATTGAGGCCACAACGGTTTTAGGCGTGGCGGATTGGCTCATTATTGAGCCGGTCGTTCGCGCCCATTGCGACCTTGTGCAAGCACGCCGCATGGAAGGCGCTCAAAGTTTGGGCGTTAATCCGGTAGGCATGTCATCAAGCGAGGCGCTGCAACTGTATAAAGACGCGCTAATACAGATGCAAAAAGAGGCGTTTCAATGCCAGCCGTTTAGCGTTGATATGCCTGATGATGCCCGCCGGCACGCTGAGCCTTATCTTTACTATGGACAAAATTGGTTTAACAGATAACCATGCTAACACTCAGTTAAGGGGCAATCGTGATTAAGAGTAAAACACTAGGATCAGCCGCCGGTATTCAATATCAAGGGGTGATCGATAAGTCTGAGAGCATCGGCGTGCAGTCATTAAGCAATGCCGTCATTATTGGGCGTTTCAGACGTGGCCGGATGGACAAACCGTTTAAGGTCACTATTGATAATTACAAGGCATTACTGGGCCGTGAGCCATCAAACCCAAGCTATATGGCGGTTAATGACGCCTTTGAACGTGGGGTTAGTACGGTTTATGTGCTTAGAGTCGGTAACAAAACAGAGGATTATATGATGTTAATTAATGACGCTTATAGGAACGCCGTATCAGATGGATTTTCAGGCACGCAAAAGGCGTGGCTAGACTCATTGGTCGGTAGGGACGGCGCAAATGCTTATGACATTGCTGTGCTCGATGGGTTTTTAGGGACACAAGCAGAATGGCTGGATTCGCTAGACGGCAAGGATGGGCTTAGCGCTTACGATATTGCCGTTAGCAATGGCTATCAAGGCACGCTGCAACAGTGGATCGCTTTTATCTCAGTAGAGCACACCAAGGTAGTTGGCGCGTTTGGGGTGTCCACGGATGACGCGGTATCACAAAAATTTATGACTGACACCATTGACCAAACCATAGGCGATATTGCCGCATTGCTCGACCTTGTCAACGGCGAGCAGCCAGCACCATAACGCCCCACTTGCCAGCTGGCTTGTGAAGGTTGACCGTACCGCCAAGTTTAGCGCCATGATGATTACTATTTATTATACAGCCCATTTTACAGGTGACTTATGACAACAGTTGATACCACAGAATTAACAATCACAAGGACGTGGTCGCAGATATCAGACCGCGCTTGTGAGGTGCAGTCTATGCGCGACGTGAAAGCCTATGACAAGATTTTGTTTGACCTTTTTATTAGCGATGTGACGGTGCCTGATGCCAGTACCACGGCCTTTAATCAGATAACCCTACACCAGTATTCAAACTTTAACCATGAGTCGCCTATATGGTTGCGCTTGCCAAAAGATAGTGCACGCGAGTCCGAAACGGTCGTCATTACTAAATAAGGAGTTATCATGGCACAGCAATTTGGCAGTCCAAAAAATGGTGATAGCGCCTACCAAGTGGCGGTAAACAATGGTTATTCGCTTAGCGAGGCTGAATGGCTTAAATCACTTAAAGCGACCGGTAATGCAACGATAGCCAACGAGTTTGGCCAGTCGCCATCAGAAGCGGTATCACAAAAACTACTCACCAACACTGTGGGCGATATTGACAGGTTACTAACCGAATTAAATGGAGAGC